TCTCGCAAATTGATTATATCATTTCTGGAGCGCCCTGACAAGGGGCGTATTTTTTATACCCAAAATTAATACACTAGACCAAGGAGATGATATCATGACCACCCAATCCACCGTGGAAATAGGTGCTGCCTATATCCGCGTCAGTACAAATGATCAGACAGAACTGTCCCCCGATGCACAGCTCCGCGTCATTCTGGAGTCAGCAAAGGCTGATGGCTATGTCATACCCAAAGAATTTGTTTACATAGAGAAAAAAGGTGTTTCCGGACGCCGGGCAGACAACCGGCAAGAATTCCAACGCATGGTGGCCACGGCCAAAACGCGGCCCTGCCCTTTCAAGCGGCTTTATCTTTGGAAGTTTTCACGTTTTGCTCGAAATCAGGACGAGAGTGTATTTTATAAAAGCGTTCTCCGCAAGAAATGCGGCGTCGAGATCAAAAGTGTTTCTGAACCAATTGCAGATGGCATGTTTGGTCGTCTCATTGAAAGTATTATCGAATGGTTTGACGAATACTACTCCTTTAACCTCTCTGGAGAGGTCATGCGTGGTATGACGGAAAAAGCATTACGAGAAGGCTATCAGTGTTCACCCAGCCTGGGATATGCAGCTGTAGGTGAAGGAAAGCCCTTTATCATCATTGAAAAGGAATACGTAATTGTTGAGTTCATCCACCAGTCTTTTCATAAAGGCAAAGACATGACTGCCATTGCCCGGGAGGCAAACGACATGGGTTTTCGCACTAAACGTGGAAATCGATTTGACCGCCGCGGTATTTACCGAATCCTCGTCAATGAATTCTACAATGGCATTGTTGTCTGGAACGGTATTAAATTTCAGGGGGCCCATGAGACGCGGCCATCGATCACTGATATATTTGAATCAAATCAGCAACGTATTAAAGAAGAATACAGACCCAAAAGCCGGCGTGAAACCTCATCCTGCCAGCACTGGCTGTCCGGCATATTAAAATGCAGCGTCTGCGGCGCAAGCCTTTCCTACAATCGCTCGAATGATCAAAAGAAACGGCCGGATTTCTTTCAGTGCTGGAAATATGGAAAGGGCGTTCACAGAGAATCCTGTTCAGTATCAGTCAAAAAGGCAGAGGAAGCTGTTCTGACCTCCCTCCGGCAGGTAATGGCAGATCAGTCTGTGCAGTATGAATACATACGAAAACCAGATCAGAAGGTGATTAGTGAAGAGTCCCGACTCTCGGAAGCATTAGAAAAAGTAGCCATGAAAGAGAGGCGTGTAAAAGATGCCTATGAAAGCGGAATCGATTCGCTGGAGGAATATAAAGCAAACAAACTCCGGCTGCAGGATGAACGCACCCATATTCTTGATGAGTTGGAACAGCTAAAAGAAACTCCAGACGAACCGGAAGGTCCTGACATGCAGGAAATCTTAAAAAGAATCACTACAGTTTATGATTTACTAATGGATCCGGATATAGACAACGTCACCAAGGGAAATGCCGTTCGTAGAATTATAAAAAAAATTGTTTTCGACCGTCAGATGAATGAATTTCATTTCTACTACTATGCTTAGCTGATCGTTACAAATTATCAGGCTATTTCCAATTGACATAATACTCCATTTTTTAGTAAATAACAATATATATAAAACCCCGGAATTCCTTGTAAACACAAGGTTTTCCGGGCATTCCTATAGGTTTACGCATTTTGGCCCCCCGGATTGTAAAAACAGATAATGTATTAAGGTATCTGGCTGCATACTCTGACAGTGTGAAAAATATAATCATAAGGGAAAGAAGGGGAAAAATGAACAGAACAGACGAACTATTTTTTGAGATAATTGAGACGTATCAGCGACATGCCCGGGCTGTCAAAAACGCAAAATACCAGAAGACCCGTGAGATGGCCGAAATGATAATCGATGTGGATATATCATCTATGTGGTTTTTGACACAGCGGATACCAGATACCAAATGACGGCTGATGTAGGAGATAGGGCGGAGCTAATGGGGGAGCTGCCGCCCTGCTGATATGAGCATACTTATATAACGTTTTTCGGACCGTGGTGTGACGCAAAGCAGGAAAAAGGGCAGTATGTGACATCATCCAAGAATATGCCCCTCGGCCATATTGTTTTTCTTAACATTTTTTGTTGCAATGTCATTTACTTTCTCCTTGATGTTATCTTTGGAGAAAAAATTTCTTTTTTCAATGTAGAATACTGCTTCGTCATGCATCTCAAAAAGCTGACTGAATCTATTTTCTACGAACTCGAATCCCGCTAGAAGCTCTGGATATTTTCCCCACACTTCTTTTCCTTCTTTTACATATTTTATGGCAGTATTACGAATGTCTTCAGCCCATGCGATCTGCTTCGGGGTCCCTTTCAGTTCTTTCATCGTTTCTTTAGCTTCCCTCCATGCCTGCTTGAGAGCCTCGCTCATCGCAGTGCCTGCCTTCTTAACCAGTTCCCATGCTCTTTTCATTATACTACTTAAGTTATATTTTTTCATTTTGTTTTCTCCTTGTTTTTTTATTTTCCTGTTCCTTATGATCTTATTATATACTATAGCGCCCTATATTTCAATATACACATTCGCTAAAATTAGCGCACTAATATTGTGCAGTATGTATATAGCGCGCTAAACTATTTTTTGTTACACTATAATAAAAGGAGGGCTTAAATATGGCATATAGCGAAAAGCAAAAAGAATACACAATGAAATATCTGGAAAAATTAAAAGAGATCAGATTTCGAGTTAGACCAGAAGAATACCAGAAGTATGAGGAAGCTGCTGAAAAAGCAGGATATCCAAGTATGCGACAATTCTATATGGATGCGATAGATGAGAAAGTAAATAAAATTTTAAATTTAAGGGAATAAGGAAGTAAGGGAGAATTATGTTTGACGAAAAGCATGGGATAGAAACGAATGGATTGAAAGTAAAGTAGTTGAAGAACATTTTAACATGACTTTTGGTGAATGCATGGAAGAGTTTGGTTTTAATCGTGAGGTTGAATGGAATAAACCTCCTTTGAATGGCCAGAAGATAACTACGTACTTTAGAAAGCATAAATAAGCTTTAAATTAGTGCGCTAATTGCATTGACATATAGTGCGCTATATGATATAATAAAAATAGTTAAAGAACATCTTAACTAATCGCCGAGGCAAGCCGGAGGAAGGAGGGTCATATGAACGTGAACATGTCAGAAGCGGCAAGATTAATTTTAGGATTGAGAGACGCCGGGTGGAATGAAAAAGATATAAATGATTTTATCCTTTTTATCGAAACCGGAGAAGAGAAATACAAACCGAAACAAAAAAATAAACCTACAGAATAGGCTTAAGAGAAAAGACAAGGGAGGGCGGGCTTGCCACCGCTCCCCCATCTATCAATAGAATAACATGAAAATTATATTTTGACAAGGCTCTTAAAGAGCCAAATTTAAACTTTGCAATGCTACGATAACGTAGTACAATAATACAATAAGGAGAAATACCATGATAAAATTAGTAGGAGAAGGACACGTATTGATTAAGGAATTCCAGACAGAGGAAGAAGGTCTGGACTACATGCGGAAAAACAAAGATGACCTAATGTGGTATTACAGCTATTATGAATTAGTAGTTCCAGGTGAGAAAACAATATGGGCTGTTTCTGATACCCTCATCAGCGATGCAGAGTTTAGGAAGCAAGTAGATGCAAAAATAGCAGAAAAACGTGACAATAACACCCTGCCGGAAGAAGGATGGGGAGATGAGGAGGAAATATAATGTATACAGATATGTTTGCAGACAGCTACAAACAGGCTTCCTATGACATAGGAAGCAATGGATACAAGATTCTAAAGACGCCAAAGTGGCAAGGGATCATTAAGGCCACGGCCATCATGCAGTACAATAACGGCCTTGTCAGGATGCGCTGGCTTGATGCTGAGGGGAAGATTGTTGCCGAGCACAGAGGTCTGCCAGAATATGACTATTACCCAATATTAGGTGAGGAACTTCACGAAGAAAAAGAGGCTGAGTATGTAAGTCTGGCAGAATATGCACATATGCAAAAAGTATCTCCTGATACTGTACGCCAGAAAATATTGAGGGGAAATCTCCCTGCTAAGAAACTAGGCCGTAACTGGTGTATTCGCAAAAACACACCTTATACTGATAATCGACGAAAGAATGTATGATATGAATTACGCTGAAATCGTTAAAGCATATGAAAGTCTTCAGTCGCTCAACGAAGTATCTTATAAATTTGGAATCAGCAAGGGGAAAGTTAAAAAGATACTTATTACAGCAGGTGCGTATGAAAATGAGATTTCGAGGCGGGTAATGGAATTATATGCGACGGGAAAAAGCACACAGGAAATTGCCAAGGAGTTAAAAATAAGCAAGTCGTGCGTTAACATGTGCCTGCCATACACAAAAGGGGCTTATAGATCAGACACTCCAACAATCAATGCCATGAGGATACGCAAGTATCGGGAAGAAAATAGTTAGGCGGCTCGTTA